TAATTGCTCCACCGTCTGTATTACTTCCAGCTTCGCCTTTAAACTTAATAGTGTTTGAACTACCGCTTGTAACGTTTGGTAACGAGTTAATTGTATTAACCGCACTGTCGTGATTGTAGCGACTGTATTTTACATTCAAGGCAAACCAGTTTGGATTATCCTTTTTCTCTTGATAGCTTGCGTCACTATTAACACGATCCGCAGATGTAATACCAGAGTTATGTATTGTAATATCAGTGTCGCTTGTAGCCCATCCAACATAATAGCTTAAATCAATTGTTTGGTTCTTCCAGTTTCTTGTATAAGGCTGTCCATTCTCATCTAATGCGAATGTAAAATCTTTTAATCTATTACAAGATTGTACTGTGCTATAAAACACATTGCCCGTATAAGGACTTGCTGGTGGATAAAATCCAACTAACTCATCTAATGCCGCACAATTTACCATCATAGAATATGGAGTAGAACTATAACGGCTTGTATTTACCTCTGCTTTCGCTACTGCGTTTAATAAAAACATTGGTGCCTTTCTTAATGAGTAACATCCCCAACAAATACTATCCTTACTGTCATATTGGTCGCTACTTACTCCTACGATGTCTAATCTGTCTTCTGTTATTTCTCGTATGCGAGTAACCGCACTAAACATATTCTTACACTTACCTAAATAAATATTATTGATTTTAGGCATTGTTGTTATTAAACAGTTTGCTAATAGACTTTCAGCGTTATTGTTTGTGCCAGAAAAGTTTAGCTCAAATGGAATACTCTCCATAGTAGTGTTGTTATCAAACATATGATAAGCACTGCTTATATTTTCAGTTCTTACATATGGAAAAAGTCCATTCCATACTGGGTTAGAACACGCATATCGACAATCCCCTGATAATACGATTTCTCCTATTTCTCCGCCACCAGTTTGAATAGCCTCAATTTCAGTAGCCATTGATGCTGGGCTTAATAGTTCGCTCTTTCCTGTTTTATTTCTTATAGCATTACCAATGTTGGTTAGTGTGCTTTCTTCTATAAATACCTTTGCCATTAGTAAGCACCGTCCTCTGCGTTAGCGATGCCCGCCAATGCTGTGTTGATTGCGTTATCTACATATTCTTTTGTAGCGATAGCATCAGCAGCTATTCCTTGTCCTTCTGGGTTAATCCAGATAAGTGCTTCTGGATCGATTGGTTCAGTAGTTCCAACATAAACACCGCTTTCACCTTCTGGCCCTGTGATGTTAGCGCCAACGACTTCTGGCATATCTGCTTCGCTTGCTGTCCAAGTTAAGTTTCCTTCTGCGTCTATTGATGGAATATAATATCCTCCATCGTCACCTTTGATTAGTTGTCCTATGTTAGTCTTTAAGTCAAGTTTAGCGTTATTTGCTTTAAGTTTTAATGCCATATGCTATCCCCCCTATACTAAATATAGTGGTTGTCTAAAACATAGATTTTGTCCATTGTAGGCAATACAATAGAAATAGCGTCCCACTAATCCTTCTGTTTGTTCTGCTGGAATTGTAAATATCCACTCACTGTTTTCTACACTATACTCTCCATTAAAAGAAGCGATTAGCTCTTTGTCTGGGCCAAATAAATCGATGTAGCATCCTTCTGTAATAACGATACCGTTGTCATCAGTTATTTCAGCTGCGATGTGAATATCTTGTCCAGTAGTGGCTCTAATTGCGTCATATAAATATTCAATCATACTCTTTAATTCCTCCTCTCCTACAAGCCGAATGATGTCTTGCTCATAGATTTTAATTTCTTTTTATCAATACATTGTAAGCTGTATCTCAACGCATCTATGTAGTGGTTGAACGTGTCTATTGGCTTGTTAATGTATTCGTTAGTCTTCTTGTCCTTCTGCCAAGAATAGTTCTCCAATTCGGTTATAATGCCCTCACACGAAGGATGTATTATAAGCTCGTATTGTTGAAGTCTTTGAATGCCGTGTAATATACTATCTGGCCCTTTAACACACGCTTTGATACGCTGTATGCCATTGCGCCTTATTTCTTCTATTGACTTTGGTTCGGCTGCGTCTGCGATTATGTGGCTTTTAGAGAATCCAAGCGAGGTAATCACTTTCGCTAATTCTTCATTAGTCTTATTAGTCTCGCCCCATTCACGGAACACATATATTCGTTTGTTTTCCTCATCAACTATGGATGCTACTAATGCTGATATGTCATTGACGAAACCGAAGTCCAGTCCAATACAAGTTTCCCCTGTAATGTTTTGTATCTGGAACTCTTCTTTTCGCCAGTTATTAAATATAAGTTTGTCTAATGAAACGAACTCTCCAAGAGCTTCAATCTTCCAGCGGTTATAGTTACGTTGCTTCATATTCTCCATACGTGCCAAATAGCTTTCATCCAAGTAAGGATTGTCTAAATAAGTAGTATGTAGAATGAATGTGTCCTCTGGAACAATGCCGTCTTCAAAGCCAAAGTATTTATACACGAAATTGGCTTTACTGATTGGGTTAAATGCGAAGTATATTTGAAGTGGTAATTCGTAGTTAATGCTGCGGAGTGTTCCATCTATAAGCTCTATATCTTCTTCATTGAACGCTGTTATCTCGTCCATAAACACATCGCTCATTTCAGCGAACCCTTTAATCTTCTCTGGTTCGTCTAACCCAAGGCATTTAAACTCTGTGCCGTTGAGCAAACAAGTAACACGGAACTCTGTCTTGTTAATAACAAAGAAACGTGTTAGTTTAAAGTCATCTATAAGTGTCAGTAATTCTTTCCATAAGCTGTCCCTTAACTTGTTCGTCTCTTTCCTCATCAAAAGAATTAGGCGTTTCTCTTTCAAGCCTTTTATCATTAGCTTTTGAAGTATGAACTTGGTTTTACCTGAACCACGTCCTCCCCAATAGACTTCGTATCTGTTGGAGTAATCTTCAACGTAAGGATAATAGACTGGGAGAAACGCTGTTTTCTTTATATGTAAGTTTATATTTGCCATTATTTTTTAATAGTTAGTTTTTGTCCTGGATGAATAATGTTAGGATTAGCTCCAATGATAGCTTGGTTAGCGTAGTAGATTTCTCTCCATCTACTTCCCTTACCTAAAAATCTTTCTGCTATTCCCCATAATGTATCACCAGGCTTAACTGTGTATGTCACAGTATTATCTACTGGTTTAGGTGCTGGCTTATTGCCTGATAGCATTTCATTTACACGTGCTTGGACAGTGCTGTAATCATATCCAGCTGCTGTTAATCTATCCTTTCTTTCTTGTCCGTTGCCCCAATCTCCTCTAATAACTTCTCTTGCTAAATCATCAACTGATTTACTTGGCTTTGGTGCTGGTGCTGGAGCTAATATTTCATTAACTCTCGCTTGAACTGCGTAGTAATCATAACCAGCTGCTTCCAATCTTTGTTGTCTCTCTGGTTGATTACCCCACAAACCTGCGATTACTTCTTGAGCCAACTCATCAACACTTTTACTTGGGGTTGGTGCTGGTGCTGGTTCATCTTTAACTGCTGGGTTGTAAATGAAGCCTTTGAATGAGTAATTGCTTCCACATCCCCAACGGCCATTGTTATTATATCTGTGTTGATTCCAGAAGGCACTACTTCCGTATCCACTCTCACTTGTATAAACGTGGTTGTTATCATAAACCTTTTCAACTATGGCTACGTGTCCAGCTAAATTTCCTTTGCCTTCCCAAACCATACAAGCTCCAACTTTTGGTGTCATTCCTGTTTTACAAGAACCTTTGTAGTCCATAAAGTTTTCAGCATTTACAGGTGCTAAATACTTACAGTATCCATAGCCACCTATTTCATTAAATCTTCCATATGCGTATCCAACGCAATTGGCTAATACGTTACACTCGCTGTCAGTAGGCTTACCATAGATAGCATTTGAATAACCACCTTGGGCCTTGCGAATATAATACTTGTTACCTTTACCAGGTTTAGTTGTCCTCATTTCCATCTTCTTCTTCGCCTCCTTCTACGATGCGCATATCATCTTCATTAAAAGTAGTTTGAATTGGAAACTCTACGATTTCTTCAATCATTTCTTCCATAGTCTTTAACCTCCTATTCAATAGTTATGTTGATGTCATTATTAACTTCGGCTTCAATCTTTTGAGCTGGTGCGTAGCCTAAACTATCCAAAATATATTTGTTAGCATTGAAATTTCCTTCTTTTGCTAATTCAATCATTTGTTTCTGTGCTAATCTTTCCGCACATTTCCATTGCTCATTCAGTCTATCTTTCATAGCATCCTGGAACTCTGGTAGTTTGCGCCACTTCCCAACAGTCTTGTTGTTAAGGGAAAGAAGCTCACCTAATTTGACATCGCTCATCATTGGATTAGCTAACATAGCTTCCAATAATTCAATCTGTTTTGGTTTTAGTGCCATAATCTCTACACCTCCTGCTCAATAGATTAGTATAATTCACTCCACTAAATATCAAATTATTGCCAAAATGTCAAGTCTTTTTTACCATTTTTTATCAAAAAAACTCTAAAAACCCCCACTTTTGTGAGAGTTTTATGACTTATTTCTTAATTGTTAGCTCTGGAATACTACCTGGCACAGATAAGAATGTTACCGTTCTAACGTGTTGTTCCCATCTTCCATCGTTCCAGATGATTGGATAAGTCTTCGCTTTTGACATCATAATCGCATAATCATAGTCTGTCAAAAAGTCTTCTGCTTGGCGTTTCTTCAAATCCTCTATTTCTCTTTCTAATTTAGCGTTCTTTTCGTATAATTCATCACGTTCTGCTTTATCTTCGGCTAACGTAGCGTCCAATACGATACTGTATCCAGCCATTCCAATGATAGCCGCTAAACAATTTCTAATGCCATCAGTAATCTTACTCATCATCGTGTGTTACCTCCACTTGGATGCCACAACAATGACATACCGCATATTCTTTATCCACCTTATCCACTTTCTTAACACGCATATATGCTGTTTCCTCTACTGTTTCCACGATTTCAGCCTTGTGTTGTAATTGCCAATTATGATAACCGTGCTTACATAGCCATTTCCATTCTGTGTGCCAGAAGTCCCATAGAAGCATATTTAGATACTTCTTCTCCTGTAATTTCTTGAACTCTTTAAATGTCATAATTTATCCTCCTAATTTTAAAACGTTTTAAGCCCGTTTTTAGAGCTTTTTATATTAAAGTAATATAAATATATTAGACGATATGTTTTCGTCGCTCTACGGGCTTATTTTGCCTGTTTTAGAGCGTTTTATGATTACGCTGCGATATCTTCATCAATATAATGCCAAACGTAGCCTGCTGATGTTTTACTTTTTCCACGAAGCGCACTTCCAATAGATGCTCTATCTACACCCATTGTCCTTGCCGCATCGCTCACTGTTTGATAAGTCGTAATAATATTGCCATCTAAATCACATTGAACAACTGCGTGTCCTCTCTTGGCAATAATCTTTTGCCTGCGACTTTCGCTCATTGGGCCTTCCCTATTCTCTACTGGAATGAATAGCGCATCTTCTTCGCTCCATCCATTATTAAGCCTTGCCCAAATAGTTCTTTCAGGAACTCCCGTAATTTTACTCCACTCTGCGATTGTTTTTGTGGTAACATTGATAGTGATATAGTGATTGGTGCTTGTGTTATTGGCTTGAACTTCCCTTGTAGCCCATCTACAATTCGTTGGTTCATAATTACCATCGTTATTTATTCTATCAATGCTTAAACTATCATTGTAGCCATTAGCCCAGGCCCAATCTCTAAATGGAACAAAATCTTTTATCCATTCCTCGCATACTGTAATACCTCTACCACCATATCTATGATAATTAGTATTATTAGCGTTGAAGCATCTGTCTTTCATTCCACTCCATATGCCATATAATCTCTCGTCTCCTGGACGAACTACTTTTTTACAATCACATCTACACTCAATGTTTTCATTGAATAAGCAATTTCTATATTTCTCACTAACTGCTCCACATTCAACGCATTGAACTTTATATACTATTGCGTGACTGTTACCACTCTTTGATTTCTTACAGTAGCCATCTAATACTTTAAAGCCATTGATGACTTGTCCTGTATATTTACCAACTTCTTTATTACAGTCACACACTTTCTGTCTTAATCTATCTAATGGCAATGTATATTCTCTTTCACATTTAACACATTTGCCTACCATTCCATTTTCATTTATTTCCATTATGATAAAGTCTTTTACTCTATCTCCTACTTTCTTTGCCATATTAGTCCTCCTTTACAATTACCTTAAAGTCCCCATCTATATGAACATAGATGTGCTTACTATCTTCTTCATTCTTATGCTCTTTAATAAACTCTGCTGCGTCAGCATCATTGTTAAATGCCCAGAACTGTAACCAGCTATCATCCTCTATGCTGTAATAACCTACATAGCGTAATCCTAAATCTAAATCTTTTACTCTTTTGACTTTTGTCATATTAGTCCTCCTCCTTAATTTATTATGTCTCAAAAACGACTATTAGATGTCTCATTTTTGACACTGATGTCTCATTTTTGACACGATATGTCTCAAAAACGACTATATAATAACAATTATTATAACAATTATATATAACAATTATATATAACGATATAGGAAAGAAACTGCGTTTCTTTCTTGCGTTCTTTTTAGAAGTCAGTGTAGTCAGTATATAATTCATATATATCACTATCACACATTATGAAGCCTTCTCTTTTATCTCTTCTCATACTCCATAACACTCTTTTGTAACCAACTTCTTCTTTCGTTAAGTAACCAATGTCATATAAATGATTAACATAACGTGACACTGTTTTTTTATTGTATCCAGTGCGTTCTACTAATTCAGCATTACTCATTTTATGAGTTAATGCGTTAGTTAGCATATGTAAGTATAATATTGCTTCTCCATCACACATTTCTTGTTTTAGTGCTTCAATAGCATCATTGTATAACCTGTAATAGTTATCACCATTAGTTCTTTTGAATGCTAATGCTTTATCAGTTAATAACCAAGTTGTGAATTGTCCTTCACCGTGTTTGGTTAAATAACCATTCTCTATTAGTTCATCCATTCTTGGCTTCATATGTCTGCTATCTTGTAATCCAAGTTGTGTAGCCAAATAATTTTCTCTAATTGTGAAACCAGGTTGATAAGTTAGCATCTTAACTAATATTATTAGTGCTGATGGAGATAATTCTTTGATGACTTCCGTAAATAGTTCGTGTCTTAAACACGTGAAGCCAATCCATACTTCTTCGTTCGCATTTGTCATATTTGTTGTTACCTCCTATCTTTCTACGATTTCTTTGAAAGCGCTTTCAAGTTCAGGCGTGCTTTGAAATACGTAGATGTTGAATTCTGGCCTGTTTGGGTTTGGTTCCAGTCTTATAATCTTGAAACCTTTAAGCCTTAACTCGTAGGCTATTCTTCTCGTATAAACTTTCTTCTCTGTCATACTTTGTCCTCCTATTTGCTATTTCTTTTTTTGTCCATATACCACTTACACCAAGCGATACTGATGCCTGTTACGATAGTAACACGTGCTACGCTGATTAAAATTGTTTGTAACATTACTACATCCCTCCTTTGTCATATTAGTTTCTAATTCTTACACAGGTTGATAGAGAGAGGCTTTCACCTCTCTGGGAGTTATACCTGTGTGAATAAAATTAGAAGGTAGAGAGGTTTCGTTATTCCCTCTCATTAGTTAAGTAGTTCAAACGAAACAAATCTCTAAAAAATCATTAATTTTTGTAATCTCTCCTTCTATATATTATTATATTACAATAATTTCCAACCGTGTGTAAAGTCTATATGCCATTGAAATTCTTTTTTCCTTTGGATAATTTGTGGGCAAAAAAAATAAGAGAACGGATGTTCTCCGTTCCCTAAATGTTCATATTATTATCGTTATCTTTTTTCTCTTTCTGTGTCCCATAATAGAACCCTATAACTACTGTAAAGATAGTCATAAATAGTTCAGGACTAATCTTTCCAATGATGCTTAAATAACTGAATACGCCTGTTAAAACAAGTGTGCTGATGCTCTTCACATCAATTAACTTCTCAAATCTCCTCTTCATATTACTTCTCCTTGGACATAAGAATAGTAATGTCCGTTTTGATTTCACTAACATCGTTTTGGATAGTCTCCAATTTGTCAGCATAATATGCGATGGTTTCAATGGCCTTCGCATTTACTGCTCTATTCTCTTTTATTTCCTCATAAAGTTTTTCCTCGCGTTCTTTACAACGTGCCTGAACTTTCTCCATATTAGCCTTGTTTTCAGCTGTGGTAGTCTTATAGATGTAGAATATAAACCAGCCCATCACGACACAACAAGCTATTGGAAAGCCTAATGAAGTTACTAATTGTGTTATTGTATTAGCGTCCATTTATATCCTCCTTTGTTATAGGATTTTATTTGTGCCATTAACCATTTCGTAATGTGCTGAAGTGTTATATCCTGCGTTATAATCATCATCACTTATATAATGGAAACATAGCCTCTCGCCTATAGTTCCTATTGTCCAAGCACCATTTGGTGTCTTAAATGACAGCATAGGATAATAATTGTCTGAATTTGAAGCAGTATTCTTCATTAGTGCTTTTTCTCTTCCTGATCTCCACATTCCACCGTTGTCTTCACTTCCGTTAAAATAGCTTACGCCTGGCACTACTTCGCAAGGAACATTAAATCTAAAATTATCTTCGCCCCAATCAAATACTGGTAATGCTTTTGTTGTAAGTTCTGCTGTACTGACATTCATCAGCTTATCTACTGCTTTACATTGGAATACATAATTTGTTTTATAGTCAAGGCCAGTTAAGCTTGCTGTTCCTGTGTAAGTATTACCGCTCTTTGTAATGGTTAAGTTAGTCCAGCTGCTCCAAGAACCGTCTTGTGTTTTCCATCTATATTGTAGCGTTAATGTATTGGCTACTGCTCCAAACGAAGCGTTAAAGTAGTTTCCTGTTGCCTTAATAGTAGCTGTTCCATTAGTGCTAATATCAATGTCTTGGTTACACGTTAGTTTAATGTAATTAACCATCGTCTTGGTAATAGTCTTTGTAGATGTATTACCACGGCTATCACTAACTTCAAATGCGAATGAGCCATTTTCTACTGCGTTGTATGTTCCAGTAGCCGTTGTTTTAGATAAACCATTATGTGTTACCTTTTGACTTGTTAATGATGAACCCTTAACTGCTCCTGCGTTAATTGTGTAATAAGCATTACTGAAATACTTAACTAACTTGTTAGCATCCCCAGTCAAAGCCTTTGTAGTATTATTACTATCCACTACTGTTGGATTTAATGTTGGGTTTGGGTTAGCAATCGTTAAAGTCTTTGCTACTGAACTATAATAATATGTTCCACCAAGTTTAGTTCTCATATAGAACCTTACTGTCATTGTATTGCTTTTTGGTGTAGCGTTTCTTAATGCGTTACGTTCATCTGTGGTTAAGTTGAATGTGTAAGATGTTCCTGTTTTAGTGATATCTCTATAACCAGCATAAGATACTGAACCAGCATCATTAAAGATACCTGCTACTAATTCTTCTGTTGTGTTTCCTGGTGGGTTTGTATATGTAATGGTTGGGTTTTCATCATCTGTGAAGTTTGGTGCTGCTGTAATAGCTCCTGAACGAGGAATACTGTCTAATGTCCAGTTACCACCGTAGTTCGCTTTATATCGAGAAGCATATACAGCAGTGTAGAAATAGATTGGAATAGTTAATGTTCCGTCCGCATTGTGCGATACGGTTACACTACCACTCACACTACCTTCTGCTGCTGGGAATACTGGTACTGGATGTTGTGGCGAACCTGTTCCATACCATTGTGTATCGCCTTTATAATAAACTTGCTCACCATTGATTTTAATGGTTGTAGCATAAACCAAGAATAGCGTTGCTGAACTGCTTGAACCTTCACTGGAAAATGTCCAGTCAATTCTTGAAGTGTTAGTCGCTATGTCTGGTGTTTGCGTAAGTCTCAAATACAAGGTTCTTGGCCCGTATGTATTAGACTGAAATGTTGCTGTCCTTGCCATCTAACTAACCTCCTATCCAGAAGCATCCTGTTCTTGCTTCTCCATTTGTATTTGTGTAGTCCTCAAAACGACTGTTCTCACCAATGATTAAATATGTTTTAGCGTGTAGATTATAAGCAATAACGCCTTGGTTATCTGCTGTAAGCACTTCGTTGTTATCACGATAAACGCTCATACCGTCTTCATCAATACGAGTAATCATTTCACTACCTGTTTTAGAAACGGTTAAACCAGCTTCGTTAAATGTAAATCCTGTTGTAGTAGTTACGTTATCTACACCTTTACTCATTGCTGTTTGTATTTTTAAATCAACTGCTTCTGGTGTCATAGTTGCTTCAACTCTATTAGTTAAGTCAATGATGTCTTCGTGGATGGTTTTTAAACCACCTTCTGTTGCTTCACGTAAGTTAGTTACAGAAGCGCTGATACTTTCAGTGTTTAATTTTAAAGCCGCAATTGCTTGTGCGTTTTCACTTGATGTTCCAGTTACGATATTTACTTCGTTATTAACCTTATCAACTTTCGCATATGTATTTTTAACTGCTTCTCCAAGGTTTGTTGGATTAGCATCTGGCTTCTCATCTTCTCCTGCTTCCCAAGATGTTCTTGAACGAAGCCCACCGTTGTATTGTAAAGTCTCATTGAACCAATAAATCTTGTGTTCCCCTGTTGCTGTATAAATAGTAATACAATCGCCAATCTCATAATAAGGATTACCACGGCTTTCAAGTGTATAAGGTGTCATTTGTAAAGGACATACTTGTGCTTGTATAGCATCAACCACTGTTGCGATGTCTTCCCTTAATTCAAGGAATGGATTATCCCATAGTGTTTGAGTGTATCCTTCATCTTCACCACTTATGTAGTTATCTCCAAGTTCCGTAGCGCTTGCGATTTTAGTAAGCACTATTGGCTTTTGTGAAGTAAAGTTAAAGTATGTTGCTGGAAGAATTGCGTCTTCTGCTGTTTTACTTAATGTCTTGAATTGAATAGTGTTTCCACTTGAACACATACATATAGTTCCTGATACTTCCGCAATGGCTGCCAGGATGTCTTGTAGTGTTTCAGTTCCATCAACATTCACAGTTTCCATTGTTAATTCTGGATTGATTGTAAATGTTCCTGATATATTACCGTCTAACGCATTTACAACGGCCGTAGCGTAGTTTAAAAGCGTAGTTGGATATTCTATACTAACTTCACTGATTTGTCGCTTAGAAGCTAAATAAATAGCGTCATACGCTGTGATTTTAGTTGTTTTCTTTACTGTGTCGTATTCTACCGTATCAACATAGAAATAAGGAAGTGTTGGATAATCCTCTGCGTCCTTGATAGCCAGATACGGTTGTAGTTTAGTGCCTTTCTCCAATGTTAGTAATTCATTAACGATTTCAATAGTAAGCTTTTGCGATACTGCGAAACCAAAGAACTTACCTTTTGGCACACTGTTCTCTATTGTAAAACCTGCTAATGTCTCACTTGGTAATAGAGTTCTGGTAACGGTAGAGCCATTAAATATCTTAACTCCACCAGTTACCTCTCTACGCAATCCAAGGAAGGTAGCAAGCTTGTTTGTATCAATTGTTAGCATTGCTATACCTCCTGATTACATTTCTATAAAGTTTAAATCAAATGCTTTATACAGTGTTCTTCCGTCTGGAAGTATCCAGTAATATTGAAGGTTAGGTGTCCCTGTATAGCAAGTGATTGTTTTTAATTCATTTGTTTTGCTATCCCTGTATGTTACTGGGATTACATAGTCTTTAAATGTGTTTAATAGGAAAGCCATCTCGTCATCTTCCATTGGACGGAAATTGACATAGACTTTAACCTTTCTATTAACTATATCTAAAACTGTATCACCGTTAGCATTACGGCCTGAATTGTCGGCTACAAGAGTTTCATAGCCAATCTTTAAGCCTTGAACTAAATGTGATACATCAGTTCCATTGATTTTTAAATAAGCCATAATTCCTCCTATAATGCTAACTGAATGTTACCAGTTTGTTTTGTTATTCCATTGATGCCATTGATAGCTGCCCATCCTAATTCTTTTTCTCCTACTTGAAGAACGATTTTAGATGGAGAACTATTACGTTCTGCTATCTTGTCGGCTAATGTATCCATCCATTCAGTGTTATTTTCTAATGGTAATACTGCTTCTCGTCCGTTTTCACCGATGTTAGCTATTGTAGAACCTGTTACGATACCACCTGTTGCTAATTTAGGGATTTGTGGAACTGATAGAGCATTGTATTTAATTAGGCCCTTAAATGGCTCAATACCTGCTACCGAAACGCTTCTTATTTTATTTAATACGCCGTTGATAGCATTGAATGGAACAGCGATAACTTTATTGATACCACCGATAATTCCATTAACAACTGTCTTAAATACATTTGCTATACCATCTTTAATACCATCAAATATTTTTCCACCAACAGAGAATACTTTTCTTACTCCGTCCCAAGCTTTGGTAAAGACGTTTTTAAACCAATCGGCTACTACGCCAAATACTGATTTAACTCCATCCCAGGCTGCTTTCGCTCCGTTCTTGAAGCCGCCCCACATATTTGTGAAGAACTTTCCTACTGGTGCGATAATCTTGTCATAAATCCAAGTTCCCACTGCGCTTAATACGCCTGTAACAGCATTCCAAGCTGTAACTACTCCGTCCTTAATACTTGTGTATAGATTAACGAAGAAGTCTCCAATTGGAACTAAAATGTTGTTATAAATCCATCCTGGGATGCTTGTGATAAATGACACTGTTGCGTTCCAAGCATTAGTTACACCAGTTACGATGCTATTCCATAAATCAACGAAGAACTTACCAATTGCCTTACATACGTCTGCTACTGCGTTTCCTATCTTTACACAGAAATCCACAATTGCTTGCCATACTGTTTTGGCTACGTTAGCAATTCCTTCTCCAAGTTTAGCCCAGGTTCCACCGTCTCCTGTTCCAAGAGCAATTCCTATGCCAAAAGTTGCTAATAAAGCACCAGCTAATAAGAAGTTACCAGTGAATAATGCTGCTAAACCACCAATTAAACCAACAGCTGTTAAAACAATAACTGTAATGTCTCTAATGATTGCTCCGTATTTTTCAAACCAAGCATAGATGCCTTCAAGTCCTAATGAACTTGTGTCTAACATAGAAGTATCAAATCCGCCCATATCTCCCGTAGAAGGCATTGAGCTTCCTCCTGAACTTCCACTGTCGCTTGTTTGTGGGTTAGATAAGATATTTAACTCATCAAATCCCATTGTTACACGTTTCAATTGTTCTGCTGCTTTTGTTGCTGCTTTTGCTGATAACGTATATTTATTTGTAGAGCTTGTAGCTCCATCCATACTTCCGCCAGCACCTTTTGTTTTTAAATCTAAACCGAAGATTGAACGTAGGAATAGATTAACAACTACGAATGCTTTTGTAATCCATCTAACTACTGCTTGAATCATTGGAATAAACACTTCTCCAAGAGTGTTGCTTATACCTTGCCAAGCTTGTTTCATATTTGCGATTGAGTTTTGTAAGCTGTTAGATTTCTCTATTAACTCTCCACTCATAGCTCCGCCTAATAGATAATAATTGTTGATTACTTTGTCCATTTCGGCATTGCTCATATTTAGCACGTTCATAAACTTACTTGCTTCGTCACCGAATAGGCTATAAGCAATTGCTGAACGTTCTGTGGCATCACCTATGTTTTGAATACGTTTAACGGTTTCCTCAAACAATTCTTGTTGTCTCATACCGCTTACTTCTTCCATAGATAAGCCTAATCTTTCGAATGTTTTGACTGCGTCTTCGCTTCCTTCAATTACGGCTGCTTGTTCGCTCGCAAGTGTTTCCATAAATCCTGTTAAGTCTTCTATGGTTCCACCATTGCGTTCCATTATGTAACTCCATTCTTGGAACTTATCCGTGCTCATACCAAATCGTTGAGCTGTGTGATATACTGCGTCTCCAAGTTTGGATACTTTTAATGCTGCCGCTACACCAATAGCGAATACTGGAAGCAATACTAATAATGCCCCAAGTGCTACTGTTGCTGCCGCTGCTGCTACACCTACTGCTTTAATAGCTGATGCTAAACCTTTTATTCCTACGCCAGTTCCCTTGATAGATACGCCAAGTTTTTGTAGCGATGCCCTGAACGCTTTAAGTTGTCCTTCGTTGAAATTTCCTCCGTTGTTAAAGACGTTCTCTATTTCGGCTGCTATCCTACTAACGTTTCTTCTGGCTTTATCTAAACCACTGTCCATAACAGTAAAGTTTTTACCTTTTATTGGTTTGTTGTTGCTTAACCAACTGCCAGCAGCTTCTGCTAATTTCATCGCCTTAATGTCATTCATATATGACTTGATACCACTGATAGTTTTTTGAACCATTTTAAGTCCAATGATACTTCCAGCAATATCACCAATAGTCATACCTTGTAGGCCTTGAAGTTTAGTCTGGATGCCAGCTAATACTGTTCCTAACTGTTTAGTAGCCTTGACATTGGCTTCTGTTGATTTAGAGGCGGTTGCGGATGAACTTGCTGTGCCATTCATTGTTTTCTCAACATTTGACACTTCGTTTTTCAATTTATTTAAAGTCGTTGTAATGGAACTGGTATCCACCTTGACTTTAATCTTTAATTCTTCATTCATAACCTGTCTATTACACCTCCTTGTTCCTGTTAAATTGAGCGTTATGCTTCATAGCAAACTCCAAGAACCTGTTAGTTGAATTGGTTACTTTCTTTTCTTCCTCGGCTCTCTGGATGTCTTCTTGCGAAGGCTTCTCAAATAGCGTTGGATAAACCTCTTCAATAGGAGGATAAGTAGCATCTTTGCTTATTACTCTGGCAACTGATATTCCTATCAAGTTCCCAAGCATATAATCAAACTGTGCCTTTGTTTTGAACTGCCATTCGGCTCCTTTCATAAAACGCTGTATTTCTGCTACTGTCATCTCCCAGAACTCTCGTTCAGGTAGTCCCAGATTTATTGCGGGCTGTAATAACTCTTCTGCCACACTGGTTAAAGTTATGTTCGCCCTTGTTAGTTTTTTGAGTTATCTTCTTCTGTTTCTGCTGGAACTTCTTTTGTTATGTATCCAGATTGTTGGAATACTTCAATGAACACTGGGATTAAGTCAAACATAGACTTTCCTTCTTTTTCAGCATATGCGTCAAATAAGTCATAAACCTTTTCCATAGACATACCGTGATGATATGTTTGTAACATAGAGTGTAAAATGATTAGGATGTCGTTTAAACGTGGCATCTTACCTTTTTCAATCTCCATTAACATAGATATTGGATTATACCCTAATGCTCTCTCTAATTGAATACTGTTTTTAGTAGTCAATCTTAATTTGTAAGTCTCCTCTCCAATTTTTAGTTCTGTATATAACATAAATAATTACCTCCTATTTGAATTAAGTTTAAGGAGAGAGAACCAAACTCTCTCCATTAGTTTCCGTGCTTATTGATTAAGCAAATACGATTTCGCTTTCTACAATTAAAGTTAATGTATAAGTGATAGCGTTGTTAGGTGAAGCGCTGTCAAACTTAACGCTTGGAACAGCGTCAAATGTAGCTGTTACACCATCTGGCATAGATACTTGCCAAGTTTGTGTTTCATTAAGAGCTAATAATTCTTGGAATTGTTCTTTAACATATAAGAACTTGAATGATAAGTCTTGTCCGCTATCTCCTAAACCAGCGATATATCTTTTTACGTTGTCAGTTAAAACTGTTACTTCAATTTTTTCTGGAGCACCGTTTCCAATTTCAGGGATTTCTTGTAAGTTTAATAATTCTTTAAACTGACTTGATCCTTTAGCTCCATATGATAGTTTAATATTTTTAGTTAATATTCCTGCCATAGTTTTTAATCCTCCTTAATTAATGTCATATAGCTCCCAAGCCTTTGCTTGGTAAGTCATTATTTTTTGTATCATAGCACTCTCTCTGTCGTGTAGCTCTTTGCTACTGATACGCTCCCATCCCAATGGACGTAAAGCATTGTTTATCTTTTGAGCGTATTCTTGTAACACACCGATGTCAGTTCCCCATACTTTTATTTGGTATTGGATAGAGCTGTATCCTAATGTATCACCCATTTCTCTATCGCTATTGTCAAGTTCCATATAACTGATACAAGGTGTTTTAAGTCCTCTATGTAAAACTAATTCGTAATGTGTAGGAAGGATGGTATTTAGAGTGCTAACAAGTGTCTTGTGATAATTAACCATTGATTATACCCTCCTTGATTATGTTTAATATTCTTTCACGGTTCTCATTTAGTGCTGGACGCATAAAAGGTTGTGGGTGTTGCCCACTTGTAGAATGCCATTCACCTTCATCATCTTTGTAACACCAAGGAACATCTGTGCGGCCTTGGCCTTCTGCGAATAGCCCTGTTCCATACTCAACATATGGTGCGTATTCCAATGGTGTGAAAACCGTTCCTATTACCTCGTGTCCGTCATTCTCTACTTTGCTTTGTATTGAACGTCTCAAATCACCGTGATCCTTTGGTGCGTTTTTAATCGCATCTCTTTCTACAATGGCACACGCTTTACCCATAGCCCTTTCTAACGCTCTGGTGTTAGACATTTCCTGAATGCGTTCAGTGAATTGTTCTAATCCTTCTATTTCTAAATCCATAACTACATCCTCGCCATAAATACTTGCTTAAATCTGCCTTCTGGATTAACGTGAAGCACTTTTAACTTCTCGTCACCGTATTGGATAACATAAGTAGCATTTACGTTCTTGTCGTGCGTTAATCCAGTGTATTGAGCACCGCTGTATAGAGAGTTTTCGTCAATGGCTTCTGTGACAAAGTGTATTGCCATTTTGATTGTGCCTATCTTTTCATTTAATCCTTCTTGTCCGTATTCATCTAATGTTCCATAGGTTTGATAGTTATATGTTCTCATCTTTGTATTAACCATAACTAAACCACCTTTATCTTTCTCTTTCTGTTTAATACCATTAGGATTTCTTTTGGATAGCCATCAATATAGTTTTCGCTTACGCCACTGTAAGATTGTCCAGATAAGCCTTCTGTATTGATACGGTTAAGTTTAATGATAGCGATGTCGCAAGCTACGGCTTCAAGCTCATAGTCTGCTGTTCTACCACAATAACCTTCAACTTCGGCTAAGGCTCTCTTTGCTGCTAAACCAATTTGTTCATCAGTATAGTTAGCAGCTGCTTCGCCAAGCATAATTTTAATTTCTTCTACCATACTGTTATCCTCCTATAAATTAAATGTGTAGGAAGGGACAAGCCCTTCTCTACGTGGAAGATGTCTAAAATTATTTAGATAATTTAACGATTTTAGTAGCATCTACAAGAGCAACAACGTAAGCTGTTCTTAAATAAACTGAGTTTGTTCTTGTATCAGCATCTCTATCTTGTTCAACTTCAACATCTTTTTTGATGAATAATTTAACTGCTTCTTTAGTCATTACGTAAGCTGCGTCAGTTAAAGCGTTTGTAGCGATTACTGGGATACCACAAATAGTTCCAACTTGTCCGTTATAAACAACTTCTCCCATTCTTGCTGCTTTGTAGTCAGCGTCTTTACGTAAATCTTTTTTCCAAGCGTTAGGGATTACTATGAATAATTCGCTTTCATCTTCAATGTTTAATGCGCTGATACCATCAACGATTGCTTCATAACCAAATGTAGTGAAAGTAGATGTTAAGGTAGCTTTTGCTAATTCACCGATGAAATCACTTGTCATTTTATTAACCATAACTTGGTTAGCACCTTTTAACATATTATCTACGATTGTGTTGTCTTTCATAAAGTCTTCATCAAAATAGTCAAATGCTTGTTGAACCATTTTTACTGTATAATCTTTACCTTCGTAAGAGATTGAACCTCTGTTAGTGTTTCCTACACCAGCTGCTAATTCTTCTGCTGTTCCTGTATATGTATAAACGTTGATAGTTTTAGTCATACCAGCTGTTTGTGATAATTCACTGTCAATTGTCATTAAGTTTCTTGTATTAACTGATGTTAATAGTAAATCTTTTGCTTTTGCTTCTAATACTTTGTTAGCATAAACTGTGTTTTTTGCCATAATATTTATTCCTCCTATTATAAGTTATATAATTTATTGAACTTCTCTGGCTCTCTTTCGGCCAATGCGTTCATCTCTGCTAAACTTAATTTTTTAGCTGTTTCTCGTGTAAGTTCAGTAGATGTAGCTGCGTTCCCTTTTGGAGCATTTCCAGCTAATCTCTTTTCTACTTCTATTTGAACTGCTTTCTTAAACAATCTGTCTAATTTATCAATGTTAGCTTGGCTTGCTTCAATGTCATCACTAATAAGGATGATGTCAGCAAACTCTGCGCTTAATCCTCTTGATGCTAATACTGATTTAAGCTCGCTCTTATTCTTTTCAATTTCGTATTGAGCTAACTTCTCTTCAAGTTCGGCAATCTTGTTATCCTTCTCTGCCTTTTCTCTTTCATCACCATCAAGTCTTGATAAAGATAATTCTTTATCGTGTTTCTTTTGAGCTTTTTTCAAAGCTTCACTAACCCTTCTATCTCCTTCTTGTTGAAGTAATTTTAATACTTCCTCTTGGGTAAAAGTTTTAGTTTCTTCATTTGTAGAAGTAGTGTTTTCAACTGCTTCCCCATTAACGTTAATGTTTGTATTTTCGTCCATAATTTAATCCTCCTATAAGTTTTAGCTCCATTGGCTAACCCTTTAAACGATTTCCAGTTGCTTGTTTAACGTCTGGCCCCTAAAAGACAAGTTTTAATCCTCTATGTAAGGAATGATGGCACATCTACAATTTGGATGTGCTGGAACAGGCATAGTCTCGTGTGCGTAGTAAATCTTTTGATGTAAGGTTCCGCAATGCTCACACTGGCGCTCATCTTTATCTGCCCACACTTGAACCCTATCTATACCGTAATCGGCATATCTTTGTTTTGCTGCCTGTGTTTGGATGTGTGCCATTTCAGTTCTAACTAACGTGTCAGCCCTGTGATACGACACATTAAATCTATCTTGTAGCTCACGTTTAAGCTCGGTAGTCTTCTTACCTGTGACTAAACAATGAAGTAAGCCCTCGTTAAGAGTGTCTAATAGTTCATTGTTATTGCCCCAGATACGTTGGCTCCAAGACTTTCCGTCTGCTACCCATATAGAATTAACCATTTGTGTTACGCTCTCTTTACTGATAGTATTGAAAGCGGTGTATCCTTGTAGAGCGATGGAATTATAAATATCAAAGTATTCTGTTTCCATAACCTTTGTTAGCGATGTAACTTCTCGCTCTCCAAGTCTTTGTAGCTCTAATCTCATTTGAGCTTGCGCTTGCCAGTATTTATCTAACTTATACAAGTCAGCTGGTGTTACTTCTTCACCAGCCTCTTGTCTTGCCACAATCTTTTCATAAACTGCGATGAAGTCTTCAATAACCTTCTTGGCTGCGCTTCTATAATATTTTTTTATTTGTTTCTCTATTTGAGAAATGTTCTTCTCGGTTAAAGCCGCTTGTGCTTCGGCTATCCTGTCTTGCCAATACTGATTATCCATACATCTCTCCTCTATTAGTTAAGTAGTTCTTGAATCTCGTTTCTTTAAAATTACGCTACTTCTTGTTCGTTTTCTTCGGTTTCTGTGTTATTTATGCCAAATCCAAGGCCATAAATGTCCATATTCGCTTGTTTTTGTGCTTTCACTGCTTCAAGCTCTTCATTAACATCACTGATGAATGGTAATTGTGATAACAATGTAGCATCACTTACTGTTCCTTTTAATGTGTTAATCATATTGATTGTAGAAGTTAAGTCTTCTGGTATATTACGTTTGAAATCAATGTCAATGTCTCTATACACTTCTTCACCAAGTTTTAGTGAAGCAATACCAGTAATGATTTCTACACGTCTTTGTAAAGCCTTTTTCATTTCAGCACAAATCTTCGCTGCTCTTGTTTCCATTCCAGTAAGTCTATATCTAATAGCAACTCCTGAACTAACTCCACCAACGAATGTTTCGCTACTGAAATCAGGACAAGCTGCGATACGATAAATACTATCGTGGATACGTTTTAAGATGTTTTCTACTTGTGTATCATTAGATGGTTTAACTAACCAATTAGCTAATCCTCCTTCTGGTAACAATAGAACTCTGTTTCCTTTCATCTTAACGATTTCTTCTTCGTCAGCATCCATACCTGTTAATGCTAAATAAGCATCACAGAATGCGCTGTAATCATCAATCTCATTTGATAGTGTTTCATTAGCTGCGTCTTGTAAGCTCATAATACAATCAAAGATTGACTTCTCATCTGGTAATGCGAATACGTTAGCTGGACATTGTGAGAAATAGTGTGGTTCTTCATTAACGTAAGTAACGTTTCCGTCATCACCGCTCATTGTGTAATGTTTGATGTCATAGTCAGAATATACATCTACGCAATATGCGTTAGATGCTCCCCAAACGTCTGCTGGATATATTCTAACGAAATATAATAAGTCTCCTGTTAGGCTGTCATCATAAACAGCAAAGCATTGTGTTGGGTTGATTAGTCTAAATCTAACCTTACCTTCTTCATCGTTGAACATAAGTTCAGCTGCTCTACCATATACTAATGCGTCTAATAAGAAATCACTGTCTTCTGCTTGATAGTCGTTGTAACGAAGAATGTTCATTACTTCTTCAATGTCTTCTTCACTGCTGTATGAAATGTATCCTGGTGAAGCTAAATAACCACAATAACTATCTGCTATGTTTTTACAATAGTTAATGATTGCTCTATTACAAGGCTTTGAAGCATCGCTATAAGTTTTTAATAGGATGTCTTGAATGCCGTCATAATAGTTCTTATATCTCTTTAATTTAGGCTCTACTTCAATGTTAAACTTGTGTATCATTTTATTTAACAAATCTACTGTAAGCTCTGTATCCTTATTTATATAAAACATATCTTATCCTCCTATAAAAGTCCCATATATGTAAGCCTGTAGTAAGCATTATTCTTTGTAAAAGATAATGTTCCTGTAGTACCATCACTTTTTTTTATATCAGTAAGATAAGTATTACTTACTTTGTCATAGAAACAAGCAGTAACACTATTTGCAGCGGCTGGTTTAGCAGCGACATAATGAGCTACTAATTCACCATTTATCCATACTTTTTGATAAGCGATGGCACATTCACAATTAAAGCCCCCACGTAAAGCAAATAATTGATGTTTGTAACCACCAGCTCTGTTTCCATTACCCATAGACACTACCAAGTTTCCATCAACATATAACTGTCTTACTTTTGGTAAAAATACTGCTTTGAATGTATAGAATTTGTGTTCTTCTATTGTAGTATTACTATCGGAAGTTCCTGCTATTTCAGGATGTCCTGAAGCGTTAATTCCCCAATAGGTTGCTTCAAAGTCAGCTCCCATTAGTTGTCTTTTATTTATTCTGTTCCAAGCTATTCTTGTTTCAACTACATATTCATCTGTTGGGCCTGGTGCTATATCTGTTTCAATGAAAGATGTACCCGAAGAGGTATTAGCAACCGCATCTAAAATACCTTCTTCATTTACAACTGTTGTGGTTTCTATTGCATTAATAGCATTTGGCATATCTGTTGGCTTTAATGTTTCAGTTGTATTACTCTTTGTTCTAATTGCATTTGCGATGTTTGTTAGTGTAGTGTCTTCAATTACGTATTTAGCCATTAGAACGATACCTCCTCAGCTGCTGGAAGTGCTGCCAATACTAATCCTACCATTTCTTGCTTATCAGCTTCTGTGTAGTAGTCAGTTCCCTTTACAGGCGTTTTACCATCTACACCGTCTTTTCCATTTGCGCCATTGGCACCAGGCTCACCTTGTGGCCCTTGTTCTCCTTTTGCTCCAGGATCTCCTTTATCACCCTTAGGCCCTGTAGCACCAGTTTCACCTTTTTGTCCAGGCTCTCCTTGTGGGCCAGTATCGCCTTTAGGCCCTTTTAATGATGCTAACTGAGCTTCAGTGAAATCATTATAAGTAAATGGATCACCTTTATCTCCTTTATCACCTTTTGGGCCTTGTGGGCCAACTAACGCTACAATGTCTTGCCAAGGAGAACTAACGTCTTTTCTATACTTTAATATTTCCATAAGTCTATACCTCCTCTTTTACAGGAGCTTCAACTTCTACATAATTATCTATACTGTCGTTAGAGCCAATGAATAAAGTATTAACATATAGATGTTCTTGAACTTCGTTTCCTTCTTCATCTTTAATGAAACGTGGTTCTTTCCAATCAAATACTTTACCTTCATCAGCGTCATATCTTGTTAATTTATAATCTATTGCTTTCATATGCTTCCTCCTATACAAAACTTACAGTCCAGCCTTTTGCTGTTGCTACTGCGATTTCTTCCTCTGTTAGAGTGTTAATTGCTCCACCGTCTGTATTACTTCCAGCTTCGCCTTTAAACTTAATAGTGTT